AAGTAGGCACTCCATTGTTGAAGTTTACAACCTTAGTTCCTGAGAATCCGTTTTGTACTTCGTTGATTAAGTAGTCCGATACTTCCTCCTCTAAAAGTGCGTAAGGAACTGCTCCTTGATAGTCAGGATAAGCATAGTACTTCATTCCTACTGAATATGGCTTAGAGAATAGGATTTCTACCTTTTCGTTGCTGAATCCAAAGGCAGGGAAACGCTTAGGCACATACTTTTTAACATCCGACCAATCATCAGAGTAGTAGTAACCCTCAATCTCTCCGTCTTTATTGCACTTCTCAGCTCTCAAAAGATTCACGGGAATGTGGTAAGCCTTTAATATTCTATCGTGCTTATCGTTGTAGTGTACCTGAATAGCAAACTGACCAAATAACTTTCGGTCAAAAACAATCTTGCGAAGACAATCTTTAGACATCAATGTCATCATTTGAGCATACTCATTCGGCTTCTTGTTTCCGTCAGTAGCTGAAAGTCCTTTCCCGTAGATAAGTCTCGCTATGTTGTTAATTATAGCGTTGTTCGTGGTTGAGTTGGTGTAGCGGTCAATTAAAAACTGGTAGTAATTGTTATCTCCGTTGGCACTATCATAGTTTACCCAAGCATCTCTCTTACTTTCTTGGATTGTAGGAGCGGTGTAGGCAGATAGATTTAGTACGTGTACGTTGTTACTCATAAACTATATAAGTGTTAGAGGTTGTATTTGAAGTGTATTGACCTGCGTTAACTGAGAATGTAGTTACGTTTTGGTCTGTACAGAATATTCGGTCTTTGTAGACGATTGTGCTTCCTTGTTTTAGTACGAGGTCGTAGAAGTGACCCTCAGTTAAATCAAATGTAGCAGTGACATTTACTACATAGTCATTAGCTGCAATTTGAGTGATTGCTACGGTGACTGGTGTGTTAGTTTGGTCATCCGTAATTACCATTGTACTGATTCCGCTTCTTGGAATGCAAGCAAAAGTTTGAGGTAGTGAAGATGTAGTTAGTACTATCATACTATAATAACCAATTCACTATAGGTTTGTTTTAAATAAAAAAGGGAGACCTAAGCCTCCCCTTTCACGCTATGAAACTATTTACTATGAAGTAACGATTGTAGCTGAACCGAAAACGTCTCCAGCACCACCTGCCAAGTCTGCCTCCGATGAGCAGTCAAGTAAGTTAGCGTAGAGTTTCTCAGTACCTACGAAAGTAAGTGTGTAACCGTTTAAATCGCCCATTGCAGTACCGTTAGATACGTTCGCAGTAGTGATTTCCATTCCGTGCTCTAAACCTGCAAGGAAAAATTGGTTGTTGCGGTTTTTAACTACGATGTGAGGTCTTCCGTATGCCATCAATTTCACGTTTTTGTGAGTTGTAGCATCTTGTTTTTTAAGGGTAACGGTAAGAGTTTGCTCAGCAAATGTAGTTCCGTTCTCACGAGATGAGTTGTATACTTGGTCAAAAGAGTTAGTTCCTTTGAGTTCGTATTTGTATAAGCTGGTTACTCCTGCTATTTCTTGAATAGTGTCAGTACCAGTAACGTAGGTAACATCTCCAGCAGGAGATTCTACTGGATTATAGTCTCCGTAATTGATGAAGTAGATAGCGTCAATACCACCTACTACGTCTTTACATTTTTCTAAGCGACCATTAGCTATTTCACAAGACATATTTTTAAGTTTTAAATGTTATTAAAAAGGGAGGAGCGTATACCCCTCCCCGTTTAGTTTAAGTTAAGCTAAGATTAGTTAGCAGAGTTTGTGATACCGTAAGTAACAACGTCTTCAGCAAAACCGTATTTAGCGTCAGCAGTGAATCGCATAATAATACGAACATTGTCATCGCCTAAAGTTTCAGCAGTATCAATCACACGTACTTCGTTCATATCGTTCAAAAGACCAGTAGCGAAGTAAAGGTTAGATTTTTGTGAAAGCAATGCAGTGTTGTTAGCAAGACCGTTAGCAACAAAAATACGAACACCATCAAAGTAAACATCACCAAGTTGTTGGTTAGTTCCTTTGTTGTCGTAACCGTTAGCACCTACACCTGAAGCAGCAAAGCCACCCAAAGCACGTACATAAGCACGGTAGATATTTTGTGAAACATAAAGGTTCAAGTCTTCTTTTCCGTAAAGAGCGGCAGGGCAAGCATCAACGATTTTACCAAGCTCTGCGATTACGTTAGCAGCAGTTACAGTTGTACCAGCAACTTCTTGAGCAGCAGGAAGAGATGCATCAGTAGTTAATTGTGTCATAATACCTGCGAACTCACCCGCAGTTGCGTTGACACCTCTCCAAATTGTAGTTTCCATTGCAGCAGCAACTTTCTCAGCAGCGTGTGCGATAAGGAAATCGGAGAAGTTTTTAGGCATTGTATCAAATGCAGAGTAACCCATTTGAACGGCCTCCCAATCGCTTCTTAGCGGTTGCTTACACAAAAGTAAGTTCACTTGGAAAGACTCAGGCTGTAATACACGCTCAGTCAAAGTGATTGTACTTGTAGGGTCGAAGTCGCAGGTTGCGTTCTTGATGATTCCATCTGTACTCAAACGCTTAATAACGCTCTTATATTTCACGTTAGGCATTACGGTGATACCACCTTTGTCTAATGTTGGTGCAGATAACAACGCAGCAGCGATGTACTTACCTGCAAATTCGCCAGCGTATGATGACGAAGTAATTACTGGATTTGGCATTTTAAATTATTTTAATGATTAAAGATTAGAAATTTTTGAAAGGATTGAATCCATTGTAGAGCGTGGTCTATTTTGACCAAATGTGAACGCTTCTACTTTAGTTTCGTTTTCAGGGTTGAATGAAATAGGTTTAGGCTCTTCGCTCAATTCAACTGGTGCGACTTCTTCTGCAACTTCAGTTTTTGACAAAGCGATTTGTGCTTTCAACTCTTCGTTTTCTTTTTTAAGAGCTTCGATTTCGCTAAAGAAAGATTCCTTAGTTACTGATTCGATGATTTTTTTAGCTTGTGGTGCAGCAGGCTCTTGTGCCATTTCCTCTTCAGCAGGCATTTCAGTTTCAGGTTCTTCTACTTCTACTTCAACTTCTGGCTCAGCAGCTTCACGAATGTCAGCGATAACACCCTCTTCAACTACAACCAAGATGCGACCATCTTCGAGTTCGTAATCTCCAATAGGAAGTGCGATACGTTGTTCGTCTTCAGTTAAGATGAATACAGGTTGACCTGCTTCAAATACTTCTGCTTCGAGCATAGATACGCCATCAGAAAGACGCATAGTTTCCAACTTCACTTCTAAACCTAAAAGTGTGCGGACTTTGTTTAAGATTGTTTTCTCGTTCATTTGTTTTTAATTAAATTTCTCCCGTATTTTTTAATGAGCTTAAAGCTGTTGAAATTGCTTGAAGTTTTGCATCAATATTTTTATCTACATATAAATCAGCAATAATGTTTTTTTGAAATTGGTCTGTTGGTTCAATTCCTAATTCTTTTATTTTTGCTTTAAATACATTACTATTTTTAATTATGCTTTCGTTTCGTTTTTTTATGTTTGAAAAATCTTCGTAAGCTTTTCTTAATTCATCAGCAGCATTTCTAATTGATGGTCTTGCTTTATCAGCACTTTTCCCATTAGCCAATACGTCTTTTTCTATATCGTCAACTAATCCCAAATTAACCTCGTGAGCAGCTAATTGAGTTTCCTCCTTGAATAGCTTGTTGTAAACTGATTTTGTAGTGTTCATATATGTATAACTTTTAGATTTTACGCTTGTTGTATTTTTATCCGTTTTGACGTACGATAGTTCTCACTCCGTTATTTTCAGTATTAGTTACTACTTGAGTAGCTGATTCAGTAGCTCCGATGCCTTGTGCTTCTAAACTTCCGTCACAACATTTAGTTGAGTACTTTCCGTCTGAACATAGGCAACCTCTTCTTGAACCTGGTCTTGGACTTGCTTTACTTGGTGTTTTGAATTTTTCTTTCATTATTTTATATATTTGTGTAAAAATTAGTTATGAGTGAAAAAGAAATAGAAACTATAAATAATATGGTTAATTTATTTTTAAATGGTAAAAAATATATTCACTGGAGAGTAATTAACGCATCAATTCCATCTACTGATATACATTATAATTGTGCAATTCAAGCAGCCAGAATTTTATGTAAAAAACACGGATTTAATATTGAATTATTCAATGCAAAAAGAGGAATTTTTTCAGGATTTATATCATACAACTAATTATGGAAAATCATTATAGAATTATAGAATCTTCATATTTAAACGGACTAAAAAAAGGTTTTGTTGTACAGGTTAAAGTTGCTAAATGGTCATTATTTGGAATTAAATACAAATGGATTCCATATTTAACTGTAAGTGGTCAAAAACAACCTTGGTATTATAGTACCTATGAAAGAGCGATGAGCGAAATGATTTTACAAATTAGACGTGATATTATTTCTAAATAGCGGCTATTTTAACTGCGTTTGATTTAGCATCAAGTGAGTCATTCAATCCAAATTCAATTAAGCCTTTAAGTTTAGATATCTCATTAGGTAGCGGAACTCCT